ATGGTTTACTATTTATGTGCTTGACTTATTATGTTGCAGTACAAAAAGGAAGAGATAGTAAAAATTGGCTATTGATGGGTTTTCTTCTTGGATTTCTAGCATTTCTTACAATTGGTTTTGTACCAGCAAATTTGTCTGAAAATATGGCAACTATAACTCAAACAATACCACCAATAACGACAGAAGAAGAAGAGAGTAATAATAAAGCATTAGAGCAACTTATAATGAAGTATACAAAAGGAGCATATAAATGAGTACTCAAAAAGAATATGGAGAATACATCGTAGAATGTGATTTATGCACAATACCAGAACGTTTTGTTTTTGACACTTGGGAGGATGCTCAAAATTTTAAAAAGGAAAATGAATGGGTTACAAAAAAAGAAAAAACTTCATGGATTAATATTTGCCCTGATTGCTGGGAGGAGGTAAAAAAGAAATAATGTTTATATTTAATCAGGTTATGGAAGAGTTAGAAAAAGAATGGGAAAAGAATAAATCTGTCTACCGATTGGGAACATATGTAAAATCAGGTATACGCAGTAGTCAAGTGAGGGCTCTTGTAGGACTCCTTGTCAATAAAGGTATTCTTGTTCCTGATGATGATACAAAACAGGACCCTAGGTGAAATTAAACAAGATAGTATAATATTACAGATGATACAAAAAAATGAAACAGGAGAGGAAATAAAATGAACAAGAAAGAATTAGTAGCTACTGCAAGGGAACTCAATACAGTCCTTGGACTCAATCCGAAAATAGATGTCGGGGAGGAATCAAAAAAGATAAAGGAATTGGTTTTAGAAGCATCTGAGCTTATCGAACCTGAGGACAAAATTTCAAAAGGAACCACAGCCATCATAGAAGAACTGAAAAAAGAGGCGGGACCTATTCCTGACCCTAAACCTTCAGTTGAATTTGATGAAGATGAAGAGGAAGACGACGAAGAAGAAGAAGAGGACGAGGAAGAAGAAGAAGAGGACGAGGAAGAAGACATTGATGATGATGATGAGGAAGATAAACCTGAACCTCCAAAGAAAAAAGCATCTGCCAAAAAATCAACCGAGAAAAAAGCAGTAGAGAAAAAGGAACCTACAAAAACTGTAATAAAAGGAAAAACAACAACACCAGATAAACCTTATATGGCTAATGTTATGGATGAAGTGCTCGCCATGGGTGGAAATATAGTAGACATAACAAAGAAAGTTCAAGCTGATGCCATCAAATATGGTTATGACCCAAAACCTTTCACCGCTGGAAGAGTTCGCTCTCATGCAAAATATCGCATTAGCAAAGGAACACTCAAAATCGAATTGACAGATGATATAGTAATCGTGAAAAAATAGTTAAAAAGGGTGTATGAATAAACAGAGTGGTTTTCTTAGAAGCCCACTCAGCAGTGAAAAAAAACCTAAGGAGTTGATATATTTGACAAGTCAAAATAATGTATTACAGAAGAAAAAATGGTTTCAATTTACCACAAAACAAATAGCCAGAATAGGTATTTTAGCCGCGATGCAAATTGCAATGATGTATGTACTCGCTCCAGTTATGTTTGGACCGATGCAGTTGTTCTTTACTGTCATATTCAATATGTTCGTATGGATCTGGCCTCTTGAAATAATGATAGCTAATATGATTGCCTCTATGCTCGGCAATTTACTATTTGGTGGTGGAATTATAAACCTATTGTGGGGCGGAATGTTCGGTACATTCATAGTTGTAGGAACCGTATGGTTTTTCAGGAGATGGAGAAAATATAAATGGGCTATATGGGTAGCCGCGATTGTTTCCGCAATTGTCTCCGGAGCAAACATAGGTCCGATGATTGGATTTACCGCCGGATTACCGTTCGCCGCATGGGGTGCAATTTCATTAGAAGTTATGCTCAGTGACGGTACAATACAATTAGTTTTAGGTGTACCGTTAACATTATTATTATTAAAAATGCAAAAGAAAGCAAAGGTATTACAGTAACAGTTTAGAAACCTATTCATATACCCTTCTTATAGTTTGATTTGAAAGGAAACAAAATGATATCTAAAATTATGTTAGATTCCGGAGCATTTACAGCTTTTACAAAAGGAGCAAAAATAGATATAGATGAGTACATTGCATTTATCAAAAAATATAAACACTTGTTCCTTGCCGGATTTATAAATCTTGACATAATAGGTGATGAAAAAGGCAGTTATTACAATTGGCGTTATATGATACAGGCGGGAATTGATGTTCTTCCCGTCTATCATCTTGGTGGAGATGAAAAATATTTAGAAAAATACATGCACCAAACAGATTATGTAGCCATCGGTGGGATAGCCAGTATGAACACGAAACGAAGAATGATTGGATTAGCTCGAATTTGGAAAACTTATTTATATGATGATAAAGGACTTCCTAAAATAAAGACACACGGACTAGGTGTAACGTCACCACAAATATTACAGAAATTTCCTTGGACAACTGTTGACTCTTCAAAGGCAACAAAATCTGCCGCATATGGGAAAATAGTTCTTCCAACATTGACGAATATTCAAAGGGATAGTAAAGGGCATATCCAATATCAATGCAATTTCCATGAGATGCAGGAAATGGTTATTTCAACACAAAAACCATCAATATCCGGAGCAACTACAGCATATCTCTCATTACCTAAAACAATCAAAGAGGCATATACTGATTATATTCATAGTAAAGGATATACGGTTTCAAATGGAAATGATAATATTCGTATTTTGACGAAGGCTGATAAAAGACTTATGAAAAAATTAAAGGAAGATGGGCATGAAATATACGATTATACACCATTATTTAAAAATGATAAAATAGGAATACCAATGACGAGGACAACAAAAAACATGATACCTTTGAATAGTGATTGGAATAATAGACTTTTATTCAATTTGGATTTCTGGGCAGATTTTAACAAGGAAATTCCTACACCTTGTATCTACCATGTTGCTTCATCAAAAGATCATCTAGGCAAGGTTTTAAGTAAAGAACTTCCTATATTGATTAGTTACTATCATTTGAAAAATGAAAAAGGCAGTTTGATGAAAATGATTTTAAGAAAAGAAGGAGAAAAGAAAAATGAAAATTAATAAGGCAGAATTACAAAATGCATTAGAAAAGGTAAAACCAGGTTTAGCAGGAAAGGAAATGATAGAACAAACTACAAGTTTTTCTTTTATAGATGACCGAGTAGTTACCTACAATGATGAGATAAGTATATCTCACCCAGTAAAAGGACTTGATATAAAAGGAGCTATCAAAGCTCAAGCATTGTATTCATTCCTTAACAAGGTAAAAAAGGAAGAAATTGATATTGAACATGAAGAAAATCAGATTATAATCAGGGCAGGACGGTCAAAGGCAGGACTGATATTTGAGAAAGAAATTGTATTACCTATCAAAGAAGAAATAGGAAAAATCAGTAAATGGCATACTATACCAAAAGATATGAAAGATGCCTTAAAATTGTGTTTTCCATGTTGTTCAAAAGATATGAGTAATCCTATTTTAACCGGCGTTCATGTATGCGAAAATATTGTAGAAGCCTCCGATTCGTATCAAATAATCCAATATACATTAGGACATTTCTGCAATGTAAAAACATTTACAATACCAGCAACAACTGTTAGGGAGCTTGTGAAATATGATATTGTTAAAATTGCAGAAGGAGACGGTTGGATTCACTTTAGGACGGAAGATGATACAATTTTTTCTGCAAGGACTATATCAGGCACATATCCAGATACCTCAAAACATTTGAAGATAGAGGGAGTTACATTTGAATTTCCTAAAAATATTATTCAAATATTGGAAAAGGCAGATGTGTTTGCACGAAGTGATTTTAGTACAGATAACATATCATTGGTTACCGTTGAGATTCAAAATGGGAAAATCAAAATATCCACAAAAAATGAATATGGCTGGTTTACAGAAAATGCTAAAACGGACTATAAAGGACCTCCAATTCGATTTGTTACAGGCGTAGAATTCCTAGTTGACATTTTTAATAAATTGCAAACATGCATATTAGGAAAATCAAAGATTGGATTTACTGGAGAAAATTGGAAGCATATCATAGCAACGATTGTTGATGAAAAAAAGGAGTAATAGTGAAAGCATTCTTTGATAAAGAACAATTACAGGTCCCATATAAATCTGAAAAAGGAAGGCATTCTTGCGTATCATGTGGTTTATATAAGAATGCAATTTCTCCTCGCATGAAACCATACGGAGTAAATGAGAAAAATATAATGGTTATTGGAGAGGCACCAGGAGAGATAGAAGATAAAAAAGGAATGCCTTGGCAAGGAAAAATGGGAATGGTTTTAAAATATGCATATAAGGAACTTGGTATTGAAATTTTCAGAGATTGTCTTTGTTTAAATGCAGTAAATTGTAGACCAGTAAATAATGAGAGTCCATCTGAATTTGAGATAGCATGTTGTAGACAAAAGATATTGAATGTAATTAAAGAAAAGAAACCTCATATCATCATTCTACATGGTTCATCTGCAATAGCATCTTTGATATTATACAAATGGAAAGGGCGACAAGATAGTATAACAAATTGGGCTGGACAGACAATTCCAGATAGGGAATTAAATGCTTGGGTTTGCCCGACATTTCATCCTTCATATATTGAACGGCAAACAGATGCTGAAAATGAGATAAAAGTATGGTGGAAGAAAGACCTGGAAAGATTTTTTAGTTTGATTGATGTCCCTTTACCAAAATATCAAGATGAGGAAAATTGTATTGAAATAGGAAGTGAAAAGGATATTACACAAATCTTAACTTTATTGAATGATACAGAACCCCCGTTAATGTCTTTTGATATTGAAACAACCGGTCTCAAACCGTATAATAAGGATGTTCACAAAATAGTAGCAATCTCTTTTTGCCATGATGTGGATAAAGCATATGCAATTCCTATGCCTACAAAGGTCAAAGATATCAAATTATTAAAATCTTTATTGAAAAACCCTAAGATAGGGAAGATTGCCGCAAATATGAAATTTGGGGATACATGGTTAAAAATTAATTCCAATATCACAGTAGGTCCTTGGGCGTTTGATACAATGCAGGGAGCACATGTTTTAGATAATAGAACAGGAATAACAGGTTTAAAATTTCAGTCATATGTAAATTTTGGGGTACTCGGTTATGATGATGAAGTTGCTCCATATTTGAAAAGTAAAGACACAAATACACCGAACAGAATAATGGAATTGGTAAATGATACGGAAGGTATGCAGAAACTGTTATTATACAATGGGATTGATAGCTTAATGGAGTATCGTTTATCATTAAAACAAATGAGGGAGTTGGATATATGAAAACTAAAGCCACATCTGCAGACGCATACAAACTGATACATGAAGGAATCCTTGCATTTGCTCGAGCTGAAAGGCACGGCATAAGGATTGATGTTGCATATTGTGAAAAAACAATGGGACAGCTAACCCACAAAATAGACCATCTTCAAGAGAAGATTGAAAAAACAGCTTTCTACAAACGGTGGGAACATATATACGGAAAGAAAACGAATATTCATAGTGGACACCAATTAGCAAATTTGCTTTATAAACATATGAAAATACAACCACCAAAAGAAACAACATCTGGGGGAGGTTCAACAGACGAGGAGGCCTTGAAACAAATCAACATTCCGGAGTTGAAATTAATTATCCAGATCAAAAAACTTGAAAAGGTCCGAGATACATATTTGGGTGCCTTTATCAGAGAACAAAGCAATGGAATCATGCATCCATTCTTTAATTTGCATACAGTCAAAACTTACCGGTCAAGTTCATCTGACCCTAATTTTCAAAACATTCCGAAACGTGATGTGGAATCAATGAGGATATGCCGTAAGGCGATATTACCTCGCGAAGGTCATATGTTATTAGAAGCTGATTTCTCGTCATTAGAAGTCAATATAAGTGCGTGTTATCATAAGGACCCAATGATGTTGAAATACCTACGTGATAAAAATTCCGATATGCATTTAGACATGGCAAAGCAGATTTATATGTTTGACACATTAGATAGAAAATTACCGATTGACGCCCTTTTAAGGCAATCTGCGAAAAGTGGGTTTGTATTCCCGCAGTTCTATGGTGATTACTATGGAAACAATGTTTCTACCCTCTGCCAATCAATAAAACTGCACCAGGGAACATGGAAACAGGGTCAGGGCATACAATTACATGACGAAACATATATCTCAGACCATTTGATAGAAAATAACATAAAATCATACAAGGAATTTACAGAACATATCAAAGATGTCGAGTATGATTTTTGGAATAATAAATTCCAAGTTTATTCAAATTGGAAAAAAGAATGGGTGAAACAATATAGGAAGTTAGGATATTTGAACATGTTGACTGGGTTCACTTGTTCCGGGGTAATGAGAGAGAATGAAATAACCAATTATCCAATACAAGGTACAGCATTTCATTGCTTATTATTCACTTTTATTGAAGTAGATAAAATCATGCAAAAGGAAAAGTGGAAATCTAAACTGATTGGGCAAATACATGATTCTATTATCATGGATATCGCACCTGATGAACTCGAGCATGTAAAAGCAACAATTCAAAGAATAGTCAGAGAGGAATTACGGAAGAAATGGGACTGGATAATCGTACCTTTGGACATTGATATAGATGTATTTGATGTTGATAGTCCCTGGGTGCATTAATCAATATAAGGAGGTAGTAAAATGAAATTTGAACAAGAAATGTGCAAGGACAAAATTCGAAGAGGTTCCCCGGAATCATTATTCCCAGGGGGAATAGTTATTGGATTGAGTGGCGGTGTAGACTCCACCGTATGTGCTAAATTATGCGTTGATGTCCTAGGAAAAGATAAAGTTTATGGGGTGCTCCTTCCTGCAAAGGATTCTAACCCAGATGACGAAGAAGTTGCGAAAGAAGTTGCAAAATGGTTAGATATTAATTATGAATATAGAAATCTAGAGGGGCTTTTAGACTTCATGGGTGCTAGAAAATTAGTAAAGCCTGATGATTGGGAAAAGGCAAAACCTTATATCTTATCATCACATCGAGAGGCAGAAATGTCGCCCTCTATGGTTGCATGGGATGCCTTATGCACAATGAAATTAAGAGGACGAGCATACATGTTGACACAAGTTGCCTTTGAAAGAAAAGCGTCAAATTGTCAAACGCTAAATCGTACCGAAATTCTTATGGGATGGTGGGATAAGCATGGTGATTCTGTCGGAGATTTTTCACCTTTGAGTGCTTTCTATAAAACGCATGTTTACAGACTTGCTCGGGAACTCGATGTTCCGTATAGTGTTATTAATAGAAAATCAGGTTGCGGTAATTACCCTGAAACAATTTCCGACGAAGAAGAGTGTGGAATATCTTTTCAAGACCTTGATACTATCCTTGTATATCTCGTTCAAGGAGCATCGGCAGAAGATACAGCTTCATATGCAGGAGTGCCCTTGGAAGATGTTTTACGAGTAGAAGAAAACATAAGATATTCTTATGAAAAATGGAATGCCCCAATGGGGGAAGTATGCTGGCCTAGATTTGTTAGGGAAGAAAAAACAAGTTCAAAATTAGAAATTTAGGGAGAAAGCTCATGGAAAGAAATGATGATGTTTTATATCTAAAATACAGGCCTAAAACACTAGACGAAATTGTAGGAAATGAAAGTGTTATCAATGTCTTAAAAAGTTATTTTGATAAAAAAGTACCGATGCCGAAAAGCATTCTATTTCATGGTCCTACTGGGTGTGGAAAAACCACACTCGGTAGAATTATTGCATCTGAATTAGGAGCAGTTGGAGGAGACTTGAAAGAAATAGATAGTGCTGATTTTCGAGGTATTGATACAATCAGGGAGATTAGGAAAAAAAGTATGTATAAACCATTAGAAAGTTCTTGCAGAGTTTGGATATTAGATGAGATACATAGGGCAACTAATGATGCTCAAAGTGCATTATTGAAAGCATTGGAGGATACACCGAGCCATGTTTATTATATTTTATGCACAACAGACCCTCAGAAATTATTACCAACGATTAGAGGTAGATGTGCTCAATTTCAGGTAGACCCATTATCTGATAGAGATATGAAAATATTACTGAGAAAAATTGTTAAAAATGAAGAGGAAAAAATAAGTAAAGAAATATATGACCAAATAACCCAAGACAGTTTCGGACATCCTCGAAATGCATTGCAAATACTTTCTCAGGTATTAGCCGTTGATGATGGTAAAAGATTAGAAACAGCAACAAAATCTGCCGAAATTCAATCTAAAACAATTGAGTTATGTAGAGCTCTTATGGGCAAACCATGGACTACTATTGCATTGATACTAAAAGGATTAAAAGGTGAGGACCCGGAACAGATACGGCGAGCAGTACTAGGTTATTATCAATCGGTATTACTCAATGGTAGAAATGATGTTGCGGCACATATCATGGATGAGTTTATAGAACCATTTTATAACTCAGGTTTTCCACAACTTTGCCTTGCTTGTTATAGTGCATTATTCAATACCTAAGTGAAACTGAACAAAATAGTATAATATAGTGATGGGAGGTTGTAAAAATGAGTGAAATTAAAATGAGACACGTTGAAGAAACTATTTCGGATTTTATAGATGTTAGCAATAAAAAAGGAGGTGAAAAAATGAGTGAGAAAATAAATTATGAAGAGGATGTCCAAATTGACCCAAACGCACTTGATGTAGAATGGTTAAATCAAGCTCGTCTGATGAAGAGATACGGAGAACATCAAGCAACTATGAGAAAAGAAATGGATGCAGTAAAAGAACATTTTGATGTTGTAAAGGCGAAATTAGAAATGAAAATCCGAGCAGAACCGGAGGCATTCGGAATACAAAAAATAACAGAATCTGCAATTCAAAGTACTATAATCCTTCAAGAAGAATATAGAGAAATTTCCGAAGAATATGCAGAAACAAGATATGAAAATGATATAGCATTAGCCGTAGTTAGAGCAATTGACCAAAAGAAAACAGCTTTGGAAAATTTAGTTAGGTTATTGAATTCTCAATATTTTGCAGGACCCAAGGCACCTAGAGACTTATCATATGAGTCATTGAATGAAGAGGAAAGAAAAAGAGCAAACCAAAAAGTTAAAATCCGTAGAAGGGAAAAAACATAAAATGAATAAGCTTTTAATAATTTCACTTATCTGTATCTTTCCTTTTTATGTGGGAGTTTTGGCAACATGTTTTTATATTGGGCGAGTTTATGCAATTCGCATTATATTTGGAAAAAATAAAGATATGAAAGGAAAGGAAAATGGCAAAAAAGACAGTTAAGAAAAAAAGATTCAAAGGTACCGTCAGTCGCAACGCGGCAAAACAACAAAGGGGGACAGCTTATGGACATCTTAATTTACCAAAGGGTTTGACTGTATTCAAAGAAGAACCAAAAACGCGTGTCAGCTTAGATATCATTCCTTATGAAGTTACATGCGATAACCACCCTGATAGGGACGAAGAATATGAAATTGCAGTACAAGGTTCTCTTTGGTACAAACGTCCTTATTGGTTACACAGAAACATAGGTGCAAACAATGAATCTGTCGTTTGCCCAACAACTGCAAAACAAAAATGTCCAATTTGTGAACATCGCGCCCAGTTATTGAAGGACGGTGCAGATTGGCAGGATGATGCTGTCAAGGCATTGAAACCATCAATGAGAAATCTGTATTTAGTAATTCCCAAAGGCGTTAAGGAATATGATGAAGAAGTCTATGTTTGGGATATCAGTCAATTTTTGTTCCAGGAAAAATTGAACGAGGAGATACAGGAAAATGAAGAGAATGAGACTTTCCCAGACCTCGAGGAAGGTTATACATTGAAAGTCAGATTTAGTGAGGAAACCTTTGGTAAAAACAAATATGCCTCTACATCAAGGATAGATTTTATTGAGAGGGATACGCAATATACGGAAGACATCATCAATAAGGAACATTCATTGGATAATCTCATTATTGTACCTTCATACAAAATAATAGAAGCTCTGTTCTTTGGTGGACTTAGTCAAGATGAGGTACGTGAAGATGAAGATGAGGTAGATGAAGAAGAGAAACCAAAACATCACGCAACAAGGACACCTCATAGAAAACCTGAACCTGTTGAAGAGGAAGACGAAGAAGAAGAGGATGACGAAGAAGAAGAAGAAGAAAAAGTTCCTCCAAAACGGAAAACTCAGAAACAACGTAAACCTGAACCTGAACCCGAATCTGATGAAGATGAAGAAGAAGATGACGAGGATGAAGATGACGTCCCTTTTGAAGAAGATGAGGAAGAGGAAAATGTAAAACCTGCTCCGAAGAAAAAAACATCATCAAAACCCCCAACAGCAAAAAAAGGCACATCAAAAAAGAAGGTAAGTGGTGGTAAATGCCCAGAAGGTCATAGGTTTGGTAAAGATTGTGAGAAATTTGATGAGTGCGACGATTGCAACCTATGGGGTGATTGCATAGATGCTTCAGAAGAAAAGTAAACCATTTTAATTTAAGATTAATGTGTGCGGTGGCGGAATGTAAAGACGCTAGGTTGTTCAAGACAATTATGGTTGCAGATGCAAATACGGTTGTCATGCAGGTTAAAATCCTGTCCGCACATTATTTTTAGAAAAGGAGGTAAATATGGGAAACCCATTTGTAGAAAAACAAGAAAGAAAAAATGATAAATGCAAATTGATAGGAGGCTATGTTTCTATTGAGACTGCTGAATATATTCGTCTATATGCAATATATCAAGGAGTAAGCGTTCAAAGTTTATTATTGGGAATTTTGACAGTATGGAAAGTGATTGAAGGAAAATCTCCTGAATGTATGTTAGAAGCCCTTGCTGATAAGGCCTTTGTTGAATGGGTAAACAAATTAGCAGAAAATGGTGAACTATCACTTAAAGAAAAAAGTAAATTCATCCAAGATATAGAAAAGGCATTACTTAATCTGAAATTATCAGAAAAATATACCGAAGAAGTACTACATATAATGACTATGAAAATGAATGGGGAGTGGGTTACACCATGATGAAAAGGACGCATAAAAAACTCAGTCGGCAAGTTGATGAAAAAATCAAAAATAAAAAGGAACCTTCTTCTACCATTTATGAAGGGACCGATAATGTAGTGTCAACAGGCTCTACATTGTTAGATTTAGCAATAAGTGGAGGGAGATTTGAAGAGGGTGGTATTCCAACAGGGATTCTTGTTGAAATATTTGGACCTTCCGGAACTGGTAAAACTGTATTGTTAAGTCAAATTGCAGGAAACATGCAAAAACGAAATGGGAAAATAATGTTTCACGACCCAGAGGCAAGGCTGAATAAACAATTCGCCAAAATGTTTGGACTTGATACAAGTAGTGTTGAATATACTATTCCTAATACAGTACCAGAAATGTTTAAGTCAGTTAGGAAATGGATACCTGAAAAAATTAACGGCACCTTATACGGTGTATTTGCCGATTCTTTAGCCGCGTTGTCTACTGATATGGAGATGGATAAGGACGAAGGGGACAAGATGGGTATGAGGCGTGCAAAGGAATTTAGCGAGGAATTAAGAAAGACCTGCCGTATCATCACGCAACAAAACATTCTCATGGTATGTAGTAATCAAATAAGGCAAAATCTAGAGGCAGGACCTTATGGTCAAAAATATAAAAGCCCAGGCGGAGAAGCTATTGGTTTTTATTCAAGTTTAAGATTAAGATGTTTGAGTGCTCAAAAAATCAAAATTAAACATTCCATCCAAGGAAAAGAGCACGAAAGAGTTATAGGAGTAAAAGTAGGAGTTGAGGTATTCAAGTCCTCAGTATGGGCGCCTTATCACACTGCTGATATTTACATTATATTTGACTATGGAATTGATGATGTTCGCAGTAATTTAGCTTTTCTTAAATCTGCAACATCTAACAATATATATAAACTCGGTAATAAAATTCTAGGGCGTTCCCTTGAACATGCAATCAAAGTTATCGAAGACGAGGGATTAGTACAAGAATTGAAAGGTCAGGTAATTGCACTTTGGAGAGAAATAGAAGAGAAATTCCAAGGAACACGGAAACCAAAAATGGGATAAAGAAAAAAAGAATAACAACATCATCAGCAAAGGCAAAGGGAAGGAACCTACAGCAATGGGCATGTATTCAAATATCAAAACTATTAGATATGCCCTGGGGGAAAGATGAATGTATTGCATCTAGGGAGATGGGGCAGTCGGGAGTTGATGTTCGGTTAATTGGTGAAGCTAAAAAAAGATTCCCATTTTCTGTCGAATGTAAATGCCAAGAATCATGGTCCTTCCCTGCATGGATTAAACAGGCACGAGCTAATGAACAAAAAGGCATGGATTGGTTATTGATAGTAAAGAAAAATCATACCGAACCTATTATCGTAATGGATGCACTTAAATTTTTTGAATTACTGGAGAAAATAAAATGAAAATTAAAGATGTTCGTATGTATGGAATTAAAGCACAAGGTAAAATCGAACTCATAAAATTCCTCAAAGGTACCACCTTGACAAGGAAAGAGGCAATCAAAGCAAAATGTTATGAGTGTAATAATGGGTATGCTGATGGGAGAAATGATTGCACAATTAAAGCATGTCCATTATACGGATATATGCCTTATAATCCTGAGAAAATTGTAATGCAAAATACTCTAACAGATGAGCAGAAAACGGCGAGAAGTGAGCATATGAGGAGGATACAACGCACGCATACGAATACAGACACAGAATAATGACGGCGTACTATGATTATATAACTTTTGTATTTTGATTGAAGTGCCTGTCGTATACGTGCACCCAATTAAGAATATGAAGAGAAAGGAATAAAAAATACAAAATGATAGAAAAAGTTGAAATTGAGAATTTCCAATCACATAAGCATACTATTTTAGAATTTACCCCCGGAACGAATGTTATTATTGGAAAATCAGATACAGGAAAATCTGCAATATTTCGAGCCATAAATTGGGCATGTTCAAACCGTCCGTTAGGTGATTCTTTCCGTTCTGAATGGGGAGGAGACACAAAAGTTACCTTATTTACTTCAGAAGGAAATGTGATACAAAGAATTAAGTCAAAAACGAAAAACGAATATATTATCAATAATAAGATATTGACAGCATTTGGTTCAGAAGTTCCTGAAGAGGTTACAAATATTTTACAGATGGATTTTGCTAATATTCAAGCACAAATGGATACACCTTTTCTATTATCATCAACACCAGGGGAGGCGGCAAAACTTTTAAATAAAGCGGCATCTATCGATGATATTGACCATACTATGGGAAATTTAAAAAGGTCATATGGTAGAATTGATGAAAATATTAAGCATAACGAACATCAATTAGAAGGACAAAATGAAGAGATAAAACAATATTCTGACATTCCTTTACTTGAAAAAAAATATAAAGAAGTAGATGAAAAAAATGATTTTTACCAAATATTAATAGGTAAACAGACAAGAATATCTAGGATAGTCGCGGATGCGAAAAATGTAAGAAACAGCCTTAAAAATACAGAAAATGTAAACAGAGAAATTGAGACTTTGAAAAATCTTGATGATGTTTTTCAAGACTTCAATAGGAAAAAAGAACAGACAAAATTGTTAAAAATATACATTTTTCAAATCTCACAGAAACAGACAAAAATTGAAAAAATGCAAGATGTAGACGACAACATTTCGACGATAAGCTCGCTCGAAAAATCACTTCAAATCTTCAAAGAAAAAAAGAAAAAAACAACAAAACTAGAAGAATTAATTACGAAAATTTCGAGGACAAATCGTGAAATAATTGATATAAAAAATACAGAAAATGTGCTTGAAAAACAGTTCAAAATGATAGCTCCTGAAATTTGTCCGTTATGCGGTAAAATCATGGATTCGTAAAAATCGCATCCATTTGGGACCTCGTGAACGCCGGAATGCTGGAATATGGATACGAATAACTATGATTGCATAACTTTCGGATTTAAGGAGATAACCGTAGCTAGAATGAGCAAAAACGAGGTATTTTAAGTATATATACTACTGGGAAGGAGAAAGGAAACATATGGAAAGAACAATAAAGAAAAAGGAAGAATGCGCGACACGAGAAAAATCGAAAATTCGCGATAAAAATGCAGAATTTAGGGGTCCTGCAGATGCGATTTTTGTCGCCGATTTACATCTCACAGATACAACTCCTGTATCGAGAAAAGATGACTATTTCAAGGCTCAAAAAACGAAATTAAGGTTCCTAAATAAGATACAAAATGAGAACAAAAAATGCCCAATTTTGTGTTCCGGAGATGTATTTGATTATTGGAAAGCGAGCCCTTTACTATGTAATATGGCATATAATTGTCTCCCTCGGAGATTTTACACCATACCCGGGCAACATGATTTGCCTATGCATTCTACCGAAAATTTTGAAAAATCTGCTCTGTCATTATTGGGTGCCGTTTCCGATGATGTTACAGTTTTAATGAATGAGTATTTCTCCTTTAATAATTTTGATATTTTAGGCCTTCCTTTTGGGACATCATTAGACGACTTTCATCCTGATATTGAATACGATAACAATAGAAAAATATTGATAATACATCAGTTAATTTGGCAAGGTCAAAAACCTCCATGGGGCGGAGACAATTGGTCTGATAAGGATTTGTTAAATAAATTCGACGGAATCTTTGATGTTGTACTATGCGGAGATAATCATGCTGGATTTGTTACAAAGGGTGAAAATTGTATAATAGTCAATCCAGGAAGTATGCTTCGTGCAAACATTGACCAAGCAGATTACATTCCGTTTTTCTACTTATATTATGCAAATAAAAATGAGGTTGTTAGAATGGAATATCCAATTGAGGAAGATGTCCACGATTTTATATATATATATGGAAGGAAACAACATGACGAGAGAATCTCATCATATATAGAAAGGATGAAAAAAGATTTTGACGTTGGTTTATCATTTGAAAAAAATCTACAAGAATTTTTTGATACAAATAAAATATCAGATGCAGTAAGGGGGATTGTATGGGAACATTTAGAAATGAAGAAAGTCTAGGAAAACGATTGTTAGATTTGAAAGGACAGCTTGAAACAAAAAAAGAGGAACGACAGGAATTGCAGGGGGAATTAAAAGGATTAATTAAACAATTGAAGGACTTAGGAATTGATACAATTGAAGAGGCGGAAAAACAAATAAAAGACAATGAGAAAATATTGAACGAAATGGAAGAAAATATCAGCAATGATATTGAGGAATTGGAGGACCTTGTAAATGAATGATAAGCTAGAAAATATAAGGAATACCATTCAATATAAGAAAGGACAAAGGGACCAATTGCAAAAATCGATTGATACAACCTCTACAAAAATTAAATATGATAAAAGAGACCTGCGTCAACATGAAAAGGCATTGGAAATAGTAAAACAAGTTGGTCTTGCAATGCAGAAACAATTGGAATTTCATTTATCGGAACAGGTGAGTCTTGCCATGGAAGCAGTATTTGATGACCCATACAAATTGAAAATAAACTTTCAGGAAAAAAGAGGAAAGACAGAAGTTGAATTACTGTTCACAAAACGAGATTTAGAATTTCCTCCTATTGGAAGTTCTGGAGGAGGTACAATTGATATAGCCTCCCTTGCATTGAGAATTGCTTATTGGTCTATGAGGCAAGATAAGAAAATAAGACCTCTATTATTATTGGATGAACCTTTTTCCCAATTAAAAGGCGAAGATGCAAATAGGCGAGCATTGGCGGTTGTTCAGGAAATCAGTCAGAAATTAGGATTGCAAATTATAACGGTAAGTGATGAAAGGATGCCCAGGGAGGATATCATTGCAAACGCAGATAAAGTGTTTCTTGTATCACAGAACAAGGGAGGAGAAAGTAAAATAAATATTAATTAAAAATATTTAAAATAGATAGAAAAGGATAGAAAGAATGAGGTAGAAGGAGCTAATTAAAGGAAGATATCTAAAATTC